ACAGCAATCCCATTATGAGTTACCATAACCTCCGCACGTTTTCTATTTGTTTCACACTCAGAACTGCTTTCGTAAACAGCCAACTGAAAATACTCTACGGGTTGACCCGATATTAACTGCATCCAAACCAGCACCCACATCAAGTAGAAAACTTCTTTTTAAGCCAAAGAACCATTGCAAATACCGCAAGTCCATAAACAGTGGCCACACCAATATCTAATAAATGTTCCCTCATGTGATAGATAAATTCAATACCAGCCTGAACATCGCCCATACTACCAGAACCATCATCTTCAATAGTAATGTTTTTGACTAAGCCTGTTTCCTCATTAAATTCTAAGGCAACTCTATCCGCTTCACCACATTCAGTAATGCACTCATTTTGGATTATTGTTTGCTCCATTACTTTGTTAAGCCTTTTGTCTTTTCATATGAGCGCAGTCCACCAATTCCTAAAAGTCCGCCTAGAACTGTAAGGAGAGTAGACATATCAAACACAGGCAAATCAGGTAAATCAACGCCAGAAGCCGTGAGAATAAAAACCAAGAGAGGTTGAAGCAGGTAGTGATATGCAAACGCCAAGGCACAAACCCAGCCAACCGCTGGTCTCCACCCGCCCTTAAACAAGCTACCAGAAGCTGCTTCAGCCTTGTTAATCTCTAACTGAGCCAACAGGGCTTGCTGGGCATGGTTGTCGCTCATCGTGGCTATTTCATGGGCCAAAGCCGCCTTCTGGTCTTTGTCCTCAACAAACTTATCTAGGATGCCCGAAACAGGACCAATGAGAGAAGCTATGATACTCATTTACTTTCTCCTCTATCATCAAAAGTAATGGATGCTTTCTTTTTGTCTGCGTTTGCAGAGTAAGCATTGAACCCCATAAACGCGGCAACAACACCGGACGCAGCTATTACATAAACAGATGCAATGTCAGTTATAAGAGAAGCCGCTTTGTCAAAGCCTAGCACCGAAGAAAGCAATATAATGAGTGGATACAAAAGCATTCCAGCCAAAGCAAACCCCGTAAACCTACGTTCCGCATTACGCTTCAGGTCCCGGTCAACCATCTCAAGCCTACGATCTTCTAAGGCAAGACGATTCCATTCTTTTCTATCTATATAGCCGTTAGAGTCTAAATCAGCTTTATCAAACTCCGTCATTTTTGTTGCCTCGCATAATTCATAGCAATGTGTCTATCTACAGTTATTATAACAACTTTTTCGTCTTTGTCATATACAACGTAATTTCTGCCTCTTTGCACCATTACCACTTGTCTTGTGCGTTTCCAATAAACCAGATAACTCCACCTGCGATTGCTAAACCCACCGAAATTATTAATGTAATTAAGATGCCGTTTATTAAATTGTCCATAGCCTCTTTTTTTGCATAAACTAAAGCCCTTTGTTGTTTTCTCTGTTCAGCCTCAATGTGGAGAATTTCCTTCCAAGCACTTGGGCCGTACACAAAACTGATATGATTTTGAATTTCAGTTCTCATCTCTTTTAATTTTTGACGTTTTGACCAAATGTCGAGAGCATCGGCCTGATGGTTTGAAAACAACTTATGGTATAGTGACGGCTTTTTTGATTTCTGTTCAAGAAAGTCTATGTCAGCGTTTGCCTTTGCAAACTGAGAAATAGCACCCGTAAAACTAGAAATCTCTTTGCCCATTTCACAGGCTTTTTTGATGCCGTTATAGGCGGCTGTAGCACCAGCAATTACAGAAATTGGATCGATCATGCCACACGCCCCTTTCTTACGAAAGTTAGTATAGCATATACCTAATTTTTAGAAAAGTTAGAAAGGGCTAAGAAGGATAACCTATGTAACTTTTTCCGCGGATCGCGGCACCCGCTCCACGCATGGTCATCTTTTTAGGTTTGTTGGTATCAGCCATAGGAGCCGGAGCCGACTTGCCATATGGAATGCGACCTTGGTCCTTAATGTCAGCATAGCTAACCGCTTCAGGTGTTTTACCCGGCGCGGAGCCGTTTACTCTTACTTTAGCCATTAGTTATCTCCTTTATTTAAAAATACGAGGTTTAGTACAATCTGTCAAACAGACCTTTATTGTGGGGACCCTCGCTGTTTAAGTATCTCACGTTGCATTGCAGCATCAATACGATTGGAAGTCTGTTGCTCTTGAGAAGCCAAACGTTCCTTGAACTGTTGACCGCGCATTTGCTGGCCACGGGCGTCAAGCTCAACCTTGGCTTGGTCAATCTGGTTGTCTGCCTGATCCGCTGCCGCCTTCTGCTGCATCTCAGCCTCTTTAAGCTGAACAAGTGGGTCAGGAGCGCCTGCACCCGTCATCTCGCCAGAAAGTTGTTTGACCTGTTGCAACCCTTCCGCAATAAAGTTAGCAGTCAACTGCTCAATTTGTAACATTTGTTCGTCATCGGCAGGCTTACCGCCCTGCTGTTGAACCTGTTGTAAATAAGCAACTGCGGCCTGCTCTCTCGCAGCCTGTTGTACGTGTTCCATAACATGCTTTTGTATAGAAATAGCCACTGGGGGCATCGTACCAACAATAGGACTTGTGCCAAAGACCAAGTGCGCCTGAATGTGAGCTTGGTGGTTCTGCCCCTCAAACGCCCGCAACGGCAACATATCCAAAGCATTGATGTTCTCTTGCGCCGGATCAAGCGGTTCAGGCTCTTCCGTAGGTATAGACTTCATCAAACGGTCTACATCCGTAACGCCAATCGCTTCGTACATGTCACGAAAAGCTTCGTGCATATTGTGAATTTCCGGTGCCTGACTTGCAAGCTGTAGCTTGGTCTGAGCCAACGTAATGCGTTGGGCCTGACTGAAAGCATTCGGATTACTAACCGGTACAACATCAATGCGGTCATCAAAGTCCGCCGCCATGATAGTCTCGTCGCCACCCGCAACAGAATACGGATACTCCTGCGGTAAACTCTCGCCCATCACACGCGCAAGTATCTTAAACTCTAACCGCATCGCATAGTGTAAACGCTTATGGACCGCGCTCATCACGCGTGAACCCTGCTCCATAATCGCCATAGTAGTTCCGACAGGCGCGTTCTGATTACCTTGACCAACCTTTAAATCTGTAATGGTCGCGAACCGTTGACCAGCCTCAACAACAAAACCAAGCAACTGAAACAACGTCTGATCCGGACCTTTGAAAGGCAGCGGCATGAGACTATCTCGGATAGCCCCGCCCGGTGCGTCCACATCTCTGAACTCTCCGGGCTGTAACGGTTCATCGTCGTCTCTGATCCGTAGTCCGCGGGCCTTGAAGCCCGCTGGGAGGTTGGACAACGTACCCGCGTCAATCAACTGTCGCAATGCCGCCGTGGCGGTTCTTGACAAACCGCCAATCGTGTGGATCAACCCCAAGCCGTAAAAACCAAAACCCGGTAAAAACTTGTAGTGGGTGAAATACTGGATTTTCTTTTTTCTAGGGTCGTCCTGTTTGTAGTTCCTACGAATACTTAAAATTTGTCCATTATCCATAGAAAGCGTCACTATGTACGGTATTTTAATGCCTGTTGTATCGCCGTCGTCATCAACTTCTTCGTAACCCTCTAAGTCCAGATCAACGTGGCACTCTAAAATAGTGCAGTCATAATCAATCTGAGTAGGTTCAACTCCCCCAATACGGTTTAATTCTCCATCAACACCAGTGATTTCGCGCTGGGCTGGAATAACATCTACGTCTATATAGGTCCCCATAACCTGACGTTTGCGCAAATCATTCAAAGACATGCGAACTACCTGAGTAACATTGGGACAAGTGTCGAGGTCCACGGTCTCATACGGAACAACCAAGTTCTCCGCAGGAACAAACTTAGACACCGCACGATCTAACGTCTCGTCAAAATAAGTTTTCTTAAAAGTAGAACCTGCCAGCGGTAAATAAAACAACATCTGATCCATGTCAGGGGTGTAATCCTCCATAACATTTGTAATGTAGTAATTCATAAACTGTCGAACACGCTGGCCCTGCTCAACCTTCTTGCGCGTCTCTTTGCCCATCACAACTGTGCGGACGGGACCCGAAGACGGCAAAAGTTCGTTAAATGCTTGAGCCTGAAACTGAGTAGCAGCCTCGGCTAAAAGAGGGTGCGTAACGCCGGTTGATCCCCGAAACGGTTGTGTGCGCTCCTCATAGTTAAATCCTAGAAGTTCCAAGCCGTTTGCATACGCATCTTCCCAATCTTGACGGCCAGCCTTGTTCGCGTCGTACTCAGCAAGCATCTCACTTGAAATCCTTGACAACTCCCGGTCAGGCATCTCTTCAGCAAGGTTTGCATCAAATTCTTCCCCCTCACCACGCTGGTCCGCAGGATCAAAATCAATCTCAACGCCGCCGTCCTCAGTAGGAGTAATACCAATCTCACCAACATCATCCGCTTCAATCATAGCCATGACATTGTTTTGAGAGTCCGGTAGCTCAATCTCTATTTCCGCAGTTAGCTCGTCTTCATCAAGTTGAGAAGGGACCCCCGTGTCCATTAAACTACTTGCGTATCCATTTTTTTCTTCAGCCATTCAACTCTCCTATGCGGTCTAATCTATAAACTGTTGATAATTACCGCGTGTCGTATCAAAAAAACCATCTTTGTCGCGTGGGAAATAAACATCAGGACCCGTCTCAGGGCTCTTAAAATTTGCCGGAGCGTTAGGTTGCCCTTCGGCAGGAGTCATGCGCTCCTCGCGACTACGACCCATTATTATTTCTAATTGATCCAGTATCTTTGCGTCAACCTTCTCAGCAAGTTCCTCTAAAGTAGCATCTATGCCT